GCCGTCCCCGACGCGGTGCGGGTGGCGGCGGCCGCCTTGATGATGTGCCCGTGCGGCGGCAGGGTCACCGGGTCGGAGGTGACCTCGCTGGACGGCGATGACGCGTTGGTGTCGTTCGACCCGACGATCGGGCTGTCGGGGTCGACTCCGGTGTAGGCGCCCACCCAGCCCCAGTTGCGCTGGGAGGCGCCGAGCGTCCACGTCCAGTTGGCCGGCTCGGAGGAGGCCAGCTTGCGGTACCAGGCCAGCGTCAGGGCGGTTCCGGCGGGGACGGTGCCGCCGAGCACCCAGTCCGCGGGCGCGGTGATGGTGGGCACGCCGACGGTGGCGATGACGGCGATCAGGTGGTCGCGGCCCGCGTTGGGTCCGGTGTCGACGATCCCCGAGGGTTTGCTGACGGTGACGGCGGTGCCGGCGGTGCCGTTGACGACCTCGTTGTCGGAGCGGAACGCGACAGCCATCTAGTTGCCCAGGGCGAGCTGCACGTTGCCGCCGCCGTCGGAGATGACCCGGACCCGGATGCTGCGCATCAACGCGTCGATCAGGTCGTTGCCGGAGCCGGCGTAGGACATCTCCATCTTCACCCGGCCGCCGACGCCCGAGCGTGCCGGCGGCATCGAGTTGTACCCGGAGCGCGGGACCACGTCCATGCCGTGCCAGCCGGCCGCCGTACCGAGCAGGCTCGCGGCCCGATGGCGGCCGATCCCCAGCTTCGGGATGAACGCCTCCTGGCCGGTGCCACGCTCGCCGAACAGGACGGCCGGCTTGCTGGTGATCAGCCCCTGCTGGGCTTTGGCGATGCCGCCCTTGGCGTACCCGATGGTGACGCCCACGCCCACGTTGGTTGGCGGGTGGTACTGGGACTTGTCCGAGATGAACTTGACCCGCACCGCACTGGTGATGTTCTTCGGGATCTTGTTCAGTGCGTCGGCGTACTGCTCGGCCGCCTTCCTGGTCAGCCCCAGCTGGATGAGCTGGTTGACGAGTTGCTGCCGCAGCCCGTCGACCTTGCCGCCGGCCTCGGACTGCTTTCGCGCCAGGACGGCGTACTCCTCGACGAGGTCTCGCACCAGTTCGGCGTTGTCTCGTCCGGCCTGCGTGTTGCGGTCCAGGGAGCCGGCACCCTTGACGTGCTCTTCGCGCTGGCGGGCCATCTGCTCGGTGAGCCGGGCCAGCGTGTTGGCTACCGCGTCCTGCGCCTGCTCGAGGCCGAACGCCTTGCGGACACCCTCGTCGAGCTCGTCGAAGAGCTGGTCGAGCTTGGTCCGGGCGTCGTCGGCGCTGCGGCCCATAGTGTCCAGCGCGTTGCTGGACTCCTCGCCGATCACCTTGAACTTGCTGACCTCGCCGCCGTCGAGCAGTGCCAGCGGGCCGCCGGTGAAGCCGGCGATCTTACGGGTGAGGGCGTAGGACTCCGACAGGTAGCTGACCAGGAACCCGGCCGCCGCAACCGTTCCCTCGATGGCGATGAACGCGTCGTGCAGACCGACGCTGATCGCCTCGGAATGCTCCCCTATCTCCTCGAACGTGAGCCCCAGCGACCGGCCCAGCGCCGGCAGGTCCTTGCCGAGGACGTCGAATACCGGGCCGGCGTCCTCCACCATGGAACGGATCCCGGGCAGCAGGCCCTTCGTGAAGCCGATGCCGGCGTCCACCAGCGGGTCGACCAGTTTCGCCGACGCCCGTAGCAGCCCCTCGACCTCCGGGCGCAGTTCGCCGCGCCAGGCCTTACGGAACCGGGCGATGCCATCCAGCGACGGGTCGATGAACGTCTTCTGGATGATCGCCTTGAAGTCGCTGGTGACGTCGGCGCCGAACTCCTTCGCGGCGGCCTTGACCCGCGGGTCGGTGAACGCACCGGCGATGCCCACCCCGACACCGCCGGCCCCGGCGCCGCCCACCAGCGCCGCGCCGACCACCGAGCCGATCAGGGGCGCCGCCGCGGACGCTCCGGCGACCAGCGCCAGCGTCAGCGGGGAGCCGACCGCCCGGGAGAACAAGCCGGCGAATGCCGAGCCGCTCTTGGCTCCCGCACCCGCCGCCCCGGCGCCGACGGCCGCCACCTTGGCCATCTTGCGAGCGGCCTCATCGGCCTCGTCGCCGACGTCGTCCAGTTCCCGGCGCACCGCGCGGAGTTTGGCCAGGGTCCGTTTCTCGTCGCCGAACGCCTTCTCCAGGTCGGCCCGCTTGACCTCGTCGGTGGCCCGCACGATCTCCCGGGCCAACTCCTTGACCTTGCGGCCGGTGGCCTCAAGCTTCCGGTCGAGCACCGCGGCGTCGGACGCGGTGTCCTTCAACTCGTCGCCGAGCTTGCCGACCTTGTCGTCGAGTTTGCCGACCGCCCCGGCGGCGTGGACGAGGCCTTTCTCGTCGACCGCGGTGACGACGTTCAGCTTGATGTCTCGGGGCACGTCCTACCTCCCCGGGAGCTTTCCTTCACGCCAGGCGTCGACCCGGGCTTTCATGGCCAGCCACAGGTCGTGGGGCAGGTCTTCCATCTCGTCCCAGCGCACCGATCCGAACAGCATCATCATGTCGGCGGCGTACTCGACTACGAGGTCTGCGAGGTCTCCGTCTGCGAAGGGGTCGCTTTTCCCTGGGCCTCGTCGTCGTAGCGGACCTGCAGGCCGCGCTCGTCGTACTCGAGGTCTTCCCAGGCGACCGAAACGCCGTGGCTTCTCAGGCACAGCCAGATGAGGGCGTCCCACGCCAGCTGCTCGTACGGGCCTCGTTTGACGACGAGCAGCCCGTCGTCCCCGATCTTCTTCTGACCGTCGGCGTCGTACTCGTAGACGAACGCGCCGTTCTCGATGATCTGCCTACCGCGCAACGCCTGCGACCAGTCTTCCCGGTTCGGGTAGCCGACGCTCTGCAGGAAGATGGAGTCTTTGACCCTCATCCGGAGCAGGTCGAACTCCAGCCACTCCTCGGTGATGTCGAACCTCTTGCGGTCCTGTTCGGACAGTTGGATCCGCACGGTGTTGTGGCTCCTTGCTTATCGTGGGGACTCGTTGCTGCTCCGCGACGGCCTGATTACGACGACCCCCACACGACACAGCCGTGACACACTGGCCCGATGGGCGAGCAAGAGCACGAAGACCGCGTCACCATCGACCTGCCGATGGCCCGGGAGCCCGGTTGGGCGTACGTCGTCTGCTGTGGTCCCGAAGATGACGGTATCCGTTTCGTCCTACCCATCCGCCGCGACTACCTTGAGCAGATCGCACCCGGATTCCTGAGCTCGCTACGGGAAGGCATCAGCGATGCCCGGCTTGCCCGGGCCGCCGCACAGGCCGGCGAGACCCGGCCGTGGTGGGAGTTGACCAGAGCTGAGGCTGCGGAGGTGCTGGCTCGAGCGGCGCGGACAGCCCAGCAACACGGGTGACCGCCTAGGGTGGAGCATCGAGCGCGGCCTAGCCTCGCTCGATCTTTCGAGCCACGTCATCGACGGCCTGCTCTGCCTCTCGCCGGTAGTCACCTATGTGGGGACGGATAGTGGGCCACCAGCTGTCCTCAATGGACTGTGAGGCCCAGGCGCCGCGGTTGCCCATGATGGGATGCCGGAACGGGCTCGCCCCGGCGAACATGGGGATCAGCGGCCGGATCCGCACGGGCACCCGGTCCTCGCGCAGCACCAGCTGTGCTCGGGGATCGGATCCGCTGGTGCGCACCTGCCCTTCGATGGCGCGGGCCATCGGCCGTCGCAGACCTTTGGACGGGATGACGTCGGTGAACCTGCGTTTGGCGCCGGGCTTGCGCATGCCGCGGATCCGCGCGGTTTCGAAGGCCTTCTTGAGCCGTCGCACCATCGGCTCGTTGGCCGCCTTCAGCCCTTGGATCAGTTCGGCGCGCAGGTCTTTGTCCGCCGCGCGGCGCAGGTCACGGGAGAGGTCGCGCAGTTCGCCCTGGCCGCGCAGGCGGAACTTCAGCACTACGGCCGCTTGGCGATGGTCGTTGCCGCCGCCCACGAACCCGACATGGTCACGGCCCCGTTGACGTCGGCGCTGAAGCTCGCGTCACAGAGGATCGTGCCGAAGAAGTACAGCGTCGGCACGTTCACGGTCGGGTAGAGATAGAACTTCCTCGCCAGACCGTCGAGCGCGGCCGCGTACATGGTCGCCGAGGCGTCGTCCATGAAGCCGCCGATGTCACCGGCCTGGTCCGGCAGTCCCGCGACGTACACCTTCCCGGCGTCGCCCATCGCGGTGACATCGATCTTGTCGGTTGACGCGTTGAGACTCCAGTTGCCGACGAACGGCAGCTCGGACGCCTCCGCGGACGTGGTCACACCCAGATAGACGCGGCCGAAACGGCCCCCGATCCTAGGCAAAAGATCCTCCTACTGGCCGAGCAGCCGCAGCAACGACCGCGCGTGATTGACGAACGTGCGGTCGACGACCGCCTTGCGGGCGAGTGCCGCGGCTTCCTCCCGCTGGATCTCGTGCGCCAGATACCAGCGGAGCAGTTCGGATGCTTCCTGCGGGCTACCGAACGTCGGCAGCATCGGGAACAACTCGTCACCCTCGGGCCTGGGGTCGCGCAGGAAGAACAGTCCGCAGGCCGCCTGCTCGATCTCCCTGGGCCCGCATGCCCAGCCCGAGGACAACTCGGGGCGGTCTGCCTCACGCCGGTACAGGTTGATGCCAACCTTCGCCGAGCGGTACAGATCGACGGCGCGCTCGTTGTCGAGGCATTCGGCGGTGGCGTGCGCGACGAACGGGTACAGCGGGGAGTCCTCGCGCAGCTGGGTCCAGTTGCCGGCCAGCACCACGTCGAGCCCGTCGAGGTCCATCGCCTCCATGAACTCGACCCTCGACCCGTAGCCGGTCCCGACCATCGTGAAGTCGCACTCCAGTTCGGGGAGCGCCGGGCCCGGGCAGTGCAGGGACGGGCGGTACGCCTGGGGCAGGTAGTAGGTGGGCGCGACCGCTCGGAACGCGTCGATGCCGGTCGGGTCGGTGACCAGGTTCAGGTCGGCGTGCGCGGCCCGCTCGACCTGCCGGTCATTCTCGTACGGGACTTCTGTGTGGATGAGGACGACCCGGTGGCCGCGCGAACGGAGCAGGTCCATCATGTCGACCGGCACGTAGAACGCGGACACGATCAGTACCACGTCCGGCCAGAACTGGTAGCACGCCGACAGTAGGCCGTTGGCCGCGAGGTACTTGGCCTGCTCGTCATCCAGCGCGCGACGGAACTGGCTCTGCCCGTCCGGGCCACGGCTGATCTCGAAGCAGGCGGCCGAATAGAAGTCAAGCCGGTCGCCGAGGTGGAAGGTGGCCACCTGCTGGCCGAGTTCCTTCAGTGCCTCGACATACCCGGCGTGCACATCTGCGACGGAGAAGGACGCTAAGAGGGCCCCGGATGGACAACCAGGAACCTCATGGGCATCACCTCCCGCTCACGACATGGCCACGTCGATGACGAAGTCGCAGCCGAACAACTCCAACGCGCCGACGGTCAGGGAGCCGTAGTCGGTGGCGCCGGTGACGACCGCGTAGTCGACGATGCCGCCGAGGGTGGGGTCGGCGTCGATCGCCGCGTAGACGCTCGAGACTCCGGTGCGGTTGATGAACGCGTCGAGGATGTCCTGGGCCGAGTCCTCGTGGGCGTGGGAGGCGAACACCCGCACGTTCAGTTGCAGGTCGTCGGAGCCGGTTGAGGTGCGGTAGACCAGGAATGTGCCGGGGGCGGGCAGGACGATCGCGGCGGGTGGGGTGATGTCGCCGCGCATCTTGTCGTACACCTTGCCGTCGAAGGCGGCGATGGTCAGCAGCCGGGTCCTGATGCCGGCCCGGACCTGCGAGATGGTGGCCATTCAGGCGACCAGCATCGAGTGACGCTTGTACGGGGCGAGGAACATGGCGGCGGCCCGGTTGGTCTGCACCCGGATCTGGCCGAACTCGCCGAAGCCGGCCACCCCGAACGGCGCGTCCTTCAACTTGAACGTGTCGGCGGCGACGATCAGCGCGGCCTGCCTGATCGCGGGTGGGACGGCGGGCCACCCGAACACGCCGGTGATCTGCGCGCGGTCGCGGCGGGTGTTCGCGTACACGCGGGGGAACGTCAGCGACCCGATGGCCTTGACGCTGGTGTACGGCTTGGTTTCCGGGCCGGCGGCCGGGTTGACCGGCTGCAGTTGGTAGTCGGTGGTGGTCCAGGTGGTCTCGTAGGTGCCGTCACCGTCGGCGTCGGTCTTCAGTGCGGCGACCGAGACGAGGTCGCAGAAGTCGGGCAGGCTCAGGCAGTACAGGCCGTCGGGCTCGAACGT